AATTTGTGCCGCCTGCCGCAGGGTTGGGAGATGTTATCGACACGGTAGCATCCTTGGGCTTTTCCCACGCTTCGTTTACGTCTTTTGTTTCGGGGTTGTCTGCGAGAAATCGTCCGTCTTTTCCACGGGTGCGGCGTTTTTTGTTAGTCATTGGGGTTCTCCTCCGGAATTAGTTTTGACCATTGTGAACAGGGGTCCGTGGCCCGTGATCCGTGTAACGTGCAGAGCCATTTGCGTTTGCCGGTAGGCTTGGCATGGCGACAGGTTCTGCATTCAACGGCGAGGGGGACCGCTTGCTCGCCCTTGGGCCAGCAATGTGGCCGATAGTTACAGTACCTACATTCAAAACAATCGGGGGTGTCTGAAATGCGGATAACAGACGAACCACGAACCACGGAACGAGCTTTACGCATGATGTCTTTGAAGCGGTCGGGGTCGAACGCGACATCTTGTGCGTGATACACGGAGGTGTTCTTGTTGTACGCCACCAGCCATGCGGAATTAAGTTTTGCCAGACCCATCAACAACTGCATTTGGTCGTAGTAAATGGAATGGCTTTTAAAGATTCCTTGGTTTTTGAACATGCGCCATTTCTTGTCGTTCATTGATTTTATTTCAAGGAGTTTAGTTTCGTCTCCAATATTAACAAGGCCGTCAGCATGGCCACGCAAGTGTCCGCCCAACGCCGTGAAGGTCCACTGCTGTCCGGTTTCGGGGTTAATCTCACTGACGCCAACACCTGCGGCCTTCATGTCTTCTACGACGGTTTCTTCCAACTGGTGGCCCAGTGAAAAGATCCGCATGACCGCAGGGGGCGGGGAGGTTTGTCCGTAGCCGCGTAAACTGTACTGCAAGAAAGCGTGACAGGGGTTTCCTACACTACTCGCACCGACGTAGCATCGGCGTTCGTTCGTATAACCCTTCGTGGTTCCCATATCGATTGCTCTGAGTAGCTCCACGTATGCGCCCTGTCTTAATTGGTCTGATAAACTAACATAGATCTTATTGCGGCGCAAAAAAAACCCCGCATTGCGCGGGGCCGGGTTATTAAATGTTCACTTTGGGAGTTTCACAGTTAACCCTATCAAACGTTTTACTCTTGAGGAGTGACACCGAAGTGCCACCATTAAAAATATCACTATGGCTTGACGATTTCAAGAATTTCTTTTGTAGCCTCATCGGCGGGGACAACGGATAAGTCGTCTTGAACGGCTATGGGCTTTTGTAAACGATGCGCCATTTGGTGTGCGGCTTGCATGGCAATCTGAGCATCTTCGTTAGCTACTCCAAACCACCATGTACCGTTTCGTGTATTAAAAGCTCTAGAAACCATTCCGACTTCCTTAAATCTTCTAAACCTTTGCCTTTTTTTTCATAACGCCAAAGGTACTTCATGGAAGACCCTTTTAAATATGCTCTGAACCCTTCTGGGGTCAAGCTGGCTCGGATTGCGTCGATACACTCAATCCCGCCTTGGCTGTAATGAGCAGGGCTGTTAACGTTATCCGACTTCATTGGCCTTGAGTTCTCTCTCCGCATCTATTTTAAACTTGAGAAACTCATGCCAGATGTGCAACTTATCAAAGTCTGATTTATCAATTGCCTTGCCGGTTTCGTAGCTTTTTTCCAGCTTCTTGAGAGCTTTATCAAACTCTGCCTGCATGGTTGTAAACTCACTCATATCGAAAAGCTCTTGGCGGTTAGACTTACGTCATTCTCTTTCTTAAAAGAGTCCACTTGCTCCGCAATATATTCTTGATCACCGTCAGATAGATTTGCCATCTTCCAGCCCTCATGTATATAACGAAGCTGTCCGCTAATTGTACGCCCTTCAACGCGAGCAATCACTACTAACTCTTCGTAAACGTCGCGCGGCAACAACACTGACTTCCATTTGGTAGTGTCCATTACACTTCTCCTAATTTCGTATACGACAGTATACGGATGATCGTAGCCTCAATCAACCTTATCAAACACAACGCTATGGCGGTCTTCGTATAATCGCTCCATGTCCGTGATCACGTCTTTTATAACGTCTAACTCGCAAATATCTTCCAAGAGGACGTACCACCGCTCGTTTAAAACGACAAACCCCTCCCCGTCATGCAAATCGTAATAAATAGAGCCTACTTTTGCGGCGGTTTTAACTTCATCACTCATCGTTAAGATCCTCACATTCACCCCAACTTGGGCCGACTTCAATGTCACATTTGTTTGGCACCTGTAAGGGCACCGCGCTTTCCATTATTTGTGCTAGTTCTTTAGCCTGCTCCGGGCTGTCTATAGAAAAAGCTAATTCGTCATGGACTTGAAGCATGGGGGCAAAGCCCGCCTCACAAACGTTCACCATGGCCTGCTTGGTCATGTCTGCCGCAGAAGCCTGTATCAAACGATTAAGCGCCTTGTACGTGTAGGCCCGTCGGAGTCTGGTCGTTGGCCCGTGGGCCGCGATTGCTTCATCGCGAGGTAGTGCCTTGTGCATTGCAAAGCTGTTCGGCTCCCAAAGATCAAAGCGGCACTTCCTGCCCCGTAGAGAGCGCAGACTGCCCGAGGACCGTGGGTCGTCAAGCTTGTTTTGTACGCCCTTCATCAGGCCTTTTACGAACGGTACGCGCTTATGGTATTGCTGAGTCAACGCTTTTGCTTCATCCACGCTTAGGTCTAGCTGATCAGAAAGTTTGTTGACGCCCATACCATACATCATGCCGAGGTTGATCACCTTTGCCTGCTTACGCGGGATGTTCGCCATCTCGCTGACCATGCTATGAAAGTCCATGTCGGGGTTGTTGCGGTAGCCATCTACGAAACTTTCCACGCCTTCCATGGGCATGTTTTTGTAGTCGCCGTAGTTCTTGGCAAAGTGGACCAAGATCCGTGGTTCCTGTTGCGAGAAGTCTATGGCCGCCCACTGCTGACCTTCTTCTGGCAGGAACAGCGAGCGAATCATGGGGCCTAGCTCCGGGTCGCGGGCCGGGATTTGTTGCATGTTGGGCGAGTTCATGGAGATGCGGCCCGATACGGTGCCGCCGTCGTCAGAACGAAGCTGGTTGATATGGCTATGAATCCTGCCGCCATGCACATACTTTAATATGCCGTCGATAAAACTACCGTTGGTTTTGTTTAGGTTGCGCGCTTGTACGATCAGTTTGGCTAGGTCGTGGGAGTGGTCCGTTAAGAAAGACTTTGTGAAGCTGGGCGATCCTTTTTCGGTGCTGGGGTAGGGGATGCCTAGTTTGTCGAAAGCTTTGGATATGGATTGCGCGGCCCATATTTCAACGTTCATACCTGTTATCGACTTGATTTGTTTTAAGGCCTCTTTTTCTTTTTTAAACAACACTTGCTTGGTCCGTTCAGCGCGGTCGATGTCTACTCGTATACCGCGCATGGTCATGTCCACAAGGTGCGGTAAAAGCGCAATCTCTAGCCGCCAGACATCCCAAAGCTCTTCACGGTTCAGTAACGTCTTAAAGTGTCCCCAAAGCTCCAGTGTAATCTCGGCGTCTGTCTCGGCATAAGGCCCGACATACATGGCGGGAAGCTTCCACATCTCGCCTTTTGGGTCGACGCCAAATTCTTTTGCGGCCTGCACTAACGTCTTTTCGGATTTGGTCTTGCCCAGATGATCGTAGCAGAGCGCGTTCAAGCTGTAGCTAAACCTGTTTTCATCGATCAGGCTGGCGGTGATCATGGTGTCGATTATGCGGCCTTTAACCTCAAAGCCTTCCGCACGTATCCAGCCCAGATCATACTGGGCGTTGTGCATGATCTTGTCGGCAGGGCATTCAAATACTTTCTTGAGCCACTTACTGACAATGCGCTTATCAAGGTTACCCCCACCAGCATGACCTACGGGGATGTAGCACTTCCAACCGGGCACTGCTATGGCATATCCCACCACTTCCCCATCCTTTGTGGGCCAGCCCGGACCTTTCTGTTTGAGATTCGGGTCGCGCGTTTCCACGTCTATGGCGATTTCTTCCGCGTCAAAGATATCGGGCAACTCCACAGGAGGAACCCAATCGCTCTTTGGGGGGAACATAGCCATTTGCAGTTTACCGGTTGACATCAGGCCACCTTACGCTCGCGCAAAATTGTTTTTTCAAAATGATTGCAGGCGGGGCACCACCAGCCGACGCGTTTTTTTTCTTCTGCGTTAATTATCTCTTCCGCTACTTTGCCGCAAGCCGGACATTGAATATTACTCATGTCAGTGTTTTGTTTCATAAAGCGTAAGCCCTCAAATAATCTTCTGGTTCTAATATGTAGAGGTTTTGGATTGCCCGCGTCACCCCCACGTAAAAGACGCGGTGAAGATCGTCCCCCGCTGACTCAAGCGCCGCCGCAGTTAGATCCGGAAGAATTACAACGTTTTGTGCCTCGCCCCCTTTTGTCCCGTGGATCGTGGACAGTCGGATGCGAGGCTTGGCGTTAAACTTTTCGCCACGGCGTAAAAGCGCCGTGATATAGGCCCGATCCCCATCGGGTATTTTATCCATTGCCTCATGCCAGATCATCTCATCCGTGGCCAATAGACCGAAATGTTCTTGTAAATCCCCCAGTTCAAACATTTTGTCATCGTCTGCGGAAATTGTTTTGTGCCCGCGCTTGACGCGGACGCCATTCCCCGACATGTACGAGTAAATTGCTTGGGCCGTACCTATCGTAACCGCACGGCCTTTTCGCAAACCTTCCCAGCCATTGATGGCTAAGGACATTTTTTGCGGGATGGAGCGGCCCCCATTTTGTTTTTCAAATAAGTAGCCCCCGTTTTTTAATTCTTGCTCTATGGGATAAAGCATAAACCGTGCTTGCGCCATGATCAGCCAGCCCCCTTCAGACATATTGATGGATCGAATGTCGGGCACACGGTAGATTTGACCCTGCTCCTGTCGAGGTCGATACACCTTGGGAAACCGGTTTTGTATACGTGACGCTATCTTTTCTGCTAGCGCGTGGATAGCCGCAGGCACACGATAACTCTGCTCCAAAACTTCTGCGCCTCCGGGTAGGTTAATAAAGTGATCAACATCTGCCCCCGCCCACCGATAAATGGCTTGGTCGTCATCTCCTGCAACAAACATACGATCTGACTTTGCGTCTAATTTGTGGGCAATGTCCCATTGTAGGGGCGACAAGTCTTGCGCCTCATCAAGGAAAGATATTTTGAACGGAGGCATTAACTGATCGGATTCCTCAACAAATCGCAAAAGCAAATCAGTAAAGTCCATAAGACCGTATGCTTGCTTATAATTCTCATAGGAATCGGCCACATACTTGACCTCCAGCCACGTTAAGTTAATTTCCGAGTGGTTGTATTCGTGCTGAAGCGTGGTTTTTTTAGTTTTTGCAAGGTTTATTAGCTGAAGGATCGGGTGATCTGTCGCTTTAAACGACACATCTTCTTGCTCGCTACTTGAGCTATGGAGCGTAAACCCTATGGCTTGTGATAATTCTTTGTAATTAGGCCCCGTCATCAACTGGTTTTCTTTTACGCCCATGAGCCGGTATGCCAAAGAATGTATTGTCCGGAAATAAGGCAGGTCTTTTTCGGCGTCAAGGTCAAACCGTTGTGCGGCGCGATCTCTTGCTTCATTTGCGGCTTTTTTAGTAAAAGAAAAAAACCCTACTTGCGATGGGGTTATTCCCGACTTTAATGACTTTT